CTTCTCTAGCAAAACGATTCATTAATTCTGGTATTGCTCCTAGCTTGTCTTGATTTTGTAGCATCGCTAACTCGCTACCACTCATGCCAGTGCCTGATAATCTTTTATTAGCATAGTATTTAGCTAGTCCTTCTGGTAACTCATCTATAGGTGTATCAACTGGTGTTACTGCATTCATTAACTCTGTAACAGGGAAGCCAACTGAATCCCACCATTGATAAGCTTCTAAAGGATCTCTATTTGGAAAAATTTTTTTAACTGTGCTTAATTCTTCAGCGGACGGAAGAGCTCCGTCTTTTTTATTTAGGTTTAATTCCATTTGAAGTTAGGGGAGTATGTAACTCCCCTACCTTTAGGGTGAATATATTAAGCAGCACCTTCGGTACCGAATATTCCTCTCCAGTCAGTAAAACCGAAACTGTATCTTTCTCTAACTTTGTAGCGAACATTACCAGTTTCAAACTCACCTTCAATACCTTTTTTCAAGGCAGTTCTTTGGAACATTTTAAGTCCGTCAGGTACGTCTGTCTTAATAAAGAAACCATCACTATCAGACAGTCTTCTCATTACATGAAACCCTTGTGGTAAATAATTACCAGAGTTAATTGCATTAAGATCGTTGTCTGCTGTGCCAGTTCTTAGAGTAGACTCAAGTAATCTTTGAGCAGTAAAAATGTAAGCAGTAGGAATAATTAACATTGTTCCTTGTGCTGCGATTCTTAGTCCTCTGTCATCTTTCATATCAGCTATGTTAATTAACATAGTTTCAAGAGATGTCTCACTTAAATCTGCTGCTGTTGCTAATGTGTTACTTTGGTTACCAGCTCTAGTTGGATGACTAGTGCTTAGTAAAGCAACACCATCTCCACCAGCAAATGCTCCTGCTGATGTGGCATTATTTAAAATATTTGCAGCTTTGATTTCTTTAGTTGAAGCCATTGACCTAGCTAAAGCCTTAGTATACCTACCAGCAATTGAACCATACTG